GCAAGGCAGAAGGATACGAGGTACTAGAAACCTCATGTTGTCTGTGATGTCGAGACCATGTTTGCCATCGCCTCGTGTTAAGGCAAGTGATAACCTGCCATTGATATATTGAAGACTTACTGCAGCACCATCTAGTTTTGGTGTAACAGTTACGGGTTCATTTCCATAATTCGGATGTTCTTCTACTGAGTATGCTTTCTGTAAAGAATACATAGGAAAAGCGTGAGGATACCTCGCACCTCTATCTTTAATAAGATCATGTCCTACTTCAGTAGATACACCTAGTTGTTCTTCGAGTCTGTCATAAGCCTCGTCAGACATAAGTGGTTTGCCATTATAGTAGGCAATCCTTGCCCGTTTGATTAGTGCTTCTAAATTTTTCATATGTATATTATACTAAAATTATAAGGACTTGTCAAGAATTATTTTAGGGTAGGTATATTTGATCTAGTAAGTCTTTGAATTCTTCCTCCAAAATGCTTTTGCTCTCTGCTAACGAGAGAATTTCTACTAGCCCTTGAAAGAGATTTCTACTATTATCAAAATCAATAGGCATACTAATACCTTGATTTGATGGTTTCCATTCTTCCTCAAAATCTAAATAGTACTTTCTCAATGAGATATACTCCACATCTCGAAAGGTAGAAACTACAAGGCGCACTTGTTCGTGTTCAGTTTCTTGAATTACTTTTTCGTATATTGCGGGGGCAGTGAAGTCAATCATTCTTAATCACTCGGTTGAGAGGTACAACACTCGTAACATTCTCTGGCACAAGGATTCTATAAGAATCTGTATCCCAGCAAAATAGTAGAACTGTGTGTTGACCTTCCTTTGCTCTGTTTCTTTTCTGACGAATGTATTCTGTAGAAAAGTCACTAGTGCAAACATTGTACTTTAGTTTCCTAGAGTTTTGACTTCTATAGGTGATCACTGCGTCACCTGCTTCTTCGAGTTTAGCTTTAAGCTCCTCTTTTTTCATTGATTCCTCCAATTTAATCTAACAAAAACTCTTTTGTGTTGCTAAATTGCAGAGGTCTCTTTTATGAGATGCAAAAAACCAAGGCAGTATGCACTGCCTCGGTCAAACTATTTTTTTAACTATTTAACGCTTCAACGACACCTTTGAAGTATACTGCAGCTTTACCAGTTAGTTTACTGATAATTGCTTCATCAACTTCTTGACCTGCGTCTGACAGAGCGGAAGTAAGACTTGCTTGAGCATCAGCTACTGATACTCGTCCACCACCAGTAGATCCACCTGAGGATTTAGCTGCTGGGGTTTTTCTTACATAAACGCCTGCCTTGGTCAATATCATACGAACTCCATTTGGTGATTCACCAAGTTCGTCTGCGATGTCTTTTACAATCTCCATTGAAGTTTCAGGTGTTGGTTCTTGTTCCTGATACATTTCGACTGCCTGTGCTTTAGATTCATCTGTCCAAGCCATTCTTTTTCTCCTATGTTTGTTTTGGATCCATGTGTCATTCCATACGGGCTTCCAACCTGTTCGGTCGTACTGTTGTGTATAAAATCTATCACTCATGTATATCCTTGTTTAAATATAACTATATTATATCGAATTTGAAACCATCTGTCAAGAAGTATTTTTCGGTATCTATGACCATTTCCTATCTTGAAAAATGCTTTTGTATAGTCTCAATCTTTTCTTCAGCATTTGCGATTTTTTCTATCTGTGTTTCGATAGCCTCTATAATCTCTGGATGTTCTCCAATACCTGCTGGACTTCTTTGATAAACTAATACATTTGCTTTTGCTACTTCTACTTCGCCTTGTAACTTAGCGATAAGTGCTTTTAATAAATAATTCATAAGTATCCTTTGTCTTTTAGTGTGTCTTTTACCCACTCAACAGCATAGTAACTTAATGCAGCCCAAATTGCTAAATTAAGTAAAAATATGCCTACTGTTGTGGGCAGTGTAAAAATAAATTCTATCATTTGTGTTTTTCCTCCCAGTCTTTCACTGCGGCTTGAATTGTTTCTTCTGCTAATACGCTACAGTGTAATTTAATCGGTGGTAATTGTAGAGCTTCTGCAATATCTTTATCTTTTATTTCTAATGCTTCGTCAAGTGTTATGCCTTGTAGCATATCTACAAACATAGAGGATGAAGCAATTGCACTGCCACACCCATAAGTTTTGAACTTTACACCAAGTATACGACGATTGCCAGGATCTACTCTTAGTTGTAGTTTCATAACATCTCCACAAGCGGGCGCACCCGTCATGCCAGTTGCTACTGTTGGATCTTTAGGATCAAATCTTCCTACTGAAAATTGTTGAGGACTGTTCAATACTCCCTCAAATCTATCGACTACTTCTTTACTGTATGCCATTATTTAATTCTCTTTGCTCCCTTAATAAATCCAAATACAAACTCTTCTAGTTTGTTAGGAATTAATAGAGGTAATACCATAAATGGTAAGAATAATGTAAATATAAAAAACACTACTATGGTAGATAAAACTGGTCTTTGTACTAAGATATTAGTATCGTCTATTTTACTAATTACTGAGTATGAAGGTTTCCATATTTTCCACATAGCAAGTAGAGAACCTGCTAGCCAAAAACAAAGTATTATCTGTAGTGTTGTCATAAATATTCCTGTAAGTGTCTTAAACTTCCAATGTTATATGCTAATCGTGGCGCATTATGTCCTGCGTCTTTCATAAACCCGAAGTATGGCGATTCACACTCTGCCATTTCGATTTCCCATAACAGATAACACTTGCTACCGTGTTTTTCAAAGTTATGAGACTTTGTTATCTCTCGTTTTACAACTGCAATACAGTTGCCTTGAGCCGACCAGACTCTTTCGCCTGGCATAAATTCTTCTGCTACACAAGGTTCTGGTATCATTGCCTCTTTGATACCTCTATAGTCTGTGTCTGGGAGTTTTTGTGGTACTCCCATTCGTTCTATAACTGCTTTAATAAAAGCTGGGGAACGATATAATGCTTTTGCAATATCAGAAACATTAGAGCCTTCTAAATAGTACTTAACTATTGATTTTTTCTCTAATTCTGTTACTCCCTTGCCTTTATTTTGTGCTTTTCTTCTAGCACGGTGTTCTATTGTTTCGTTGTGGTCAGCTATAATTTTACTAAGACGAGTTGTATTGTATGCAATATGCAATATCTCACACGCCTCTTTCTTAGTTATAGGTTTTTCTGCGGCAAGTAGTTCTATTACTTTATTTATGTTTGCTTCTGAAAGTTTTTCTTCTCTTTTCTTTCTAACTGCCATCTTCTACCTCTTTTCCTAGTAGCATTACTGCGTAGTGTAGAATTTTTAATAGATCATTAGTGTTTTTTCCGTCTTTTTTACCATATCTTTGAGCATACTTTATAATATTTCCCAAGCAAAAACTTTCTCCATGACCTGCGTCAAAGATAAATTCAGTTGCTTGAATCTTACCACTACCATAATGTGAATGATAAGTGCCTATAATATGGTTTTTTAGCATAGTTAATGCTACTTCTTCGTTAAATTTATCTTTCACTGTGCTGTTATCCTTTTTTCGTAATCGGCATAATCTTCACTCCACCAATGTGGTTTGTCTCGGTGAGACCAAGCTGCAAAGGTTGCCTTGTCTAAGTGGTAATAATCACGATAGCTTTGTATCGGATTATCATAGTCTTTAAGATCGTCTGGCATTGCCAATCCGAACTTAGTAAAACCTACTCTTTCAAGATGTACTGGCTCAGGTAGTTTGTTTACTACTTGTTCTACAGATTTGTGTAGTTTGCCATAACGATAGTGGTATTCATCATTCAATGCATTTGCATAACAATGAACCCACTCGTGATTGTCCAATGACTCCCTAGCCCAGATTGTGCAGGGATGGTTGTACATCATTGGAAGGTAGGGGAAGGGTCGCTCCTCAAGTGGCAAATGCTTGATTTCTGCTTTGAGTTTGTTTAGAACTTCTCGCTCGTCTGCATTCAGCGCACGAGGAACATACCCTAGAAACTTGTCGATATAAATTGTTGTACAAAGAATCTGGGCAGCTTCCAGTGGCATCTTAACAATATGCTTGTCAACATGATACTGTGCTGCCTTGTCGAGATCCTCGTCTAAGTAAAATAAATTCATAAATTACTTC